CGAGGAGATCACGCTCACGGCGCTTCTGTACAACACCGATCTGCTGCGATGCGCCCGGGAGACCAAGAAGGACACCCGGTACATCGACTACGTCGACAGCACCAACATCACGTCCGAGCTCCTCGACCTCGACAGCAACCAGCTGTTCTTCATCGTGCAGGAGGCGTTCGACCTCCAGACCGATGCGATGACACTGGGCACTGACGGTCAGTGGAACGGACGTGGACGCCGCGTCGGCAATATTGCCTCTGGCGTCAACGGAACCGATGCAGTCACCATCAACCAGCTTCAGGCCGCCGTCACCGGTGCACTTCCCGCATCACTTAGCGGCATCGGTACGGTTGTCTACACAGGAGACGGATCCACGACGGCGTTCCCACTGCCGTCCGCGATCTCGGCTATCACGGATCCGTCTGATGTGGAGATCTACATCAACGGACTTCGTCAGCGACCTGGAACGCACTACACCATCGTCGGTACCAACATCACGATCACTCCGGCGCCTTCGGCGTCTGACAACATCCTGGTGGCGTATCCCGAAGGGGCTGTCTCGGCAATCCTCACAACGAACTCGGTGACGACCACGTCCATCCAGGACGATGCCGTCACTCCGGCCAAGATCGACGAAGGTTCCAACAACCAGGTTCTTGCCACGGTCGGTACTGCCGTCCAGTGGACGACCCTGACCAGTTCCTACGTCAGCAACTTTGACACCCAGGTCCGAACCAGTCGCCTCGACCAGATGACCGCTCCGACAGCCTCGGTGTCCCTGAACAGCCAGCTGATCACGAATCTGGCTACTCCCGTCTCTGGTACGGATGCCGCTACCAAGACTTACGTAGACAACATTCGCGACCTTACGGCGATGACCGCCAACTGCACCCTGACCGGTTCAGCCACCTCCGTGAACTTCTCCGCTACGTGCGGATTCACGGCAGGTACCTTCACGGTCATGGTCCCCATCGTCCACAGTGGTGCTGCGCACTTCGCGTCGGCCACCGGTGTGATCACGTCGTCCCTGACGACCAACGCACCAAGCAACCCCATCCGTGTCTTCGTCCCTGACATCGACGCCGGTGGTGGTGCATACTTCGACCTGACCTTCACCCGCACGATCATTGGCAGCGGTTCGAGCGTGGCGTTCACGTTCGCCCGTACTGCCCAGAACTCGGTTGGTGCAGGCAACATCGACATCGACACGACCCGTCAGGCACGTGTATTCCTTGCAAGGGGGTCTAGCTAATGCCTACTGAACAGATTCAGACGAACCAAATCTCCGGTTTCTCTTCCGGAGGACGCATGGAGACCAAGTTCATCACCCTTAGCGGTGGATCCGCAGATCAGACCACAAGTGCATTTGCATTCGTGGTCGGTCCTGTGATGATCGAGCTTCTCCATGATGCCAGCAACGATGGTGTAAACGTCTACTCGACGTTGTGGGCAAACATGCGTTCGTTCTCTGGCACCAAGACAGCGAACGTAACCAACCGACTGGCCAAGGGACCAGGTAACGGCGGGTTCCTAAAGATGGAGGTCGACAGGACAACCAGCGGAACGGTACTTGTCATTGGACGCCCCCAGGACGGTACTGATACACTTCCTGATGCGACTGGTATTGCTTCCTTTGCTCTTCGCAGCTGGCCGGCCACCGGCCGCCTTCGGATCACCGCGTGGGAGGACACCCAGTCATGAGCATGACGCTTGAAGATCTGATCAAGCTGATCGCAATGGTTGGCATCCCGTCCATCGGTGGAGTTGCATGGCTGATCACCATGTTGATGAGCATCAAGTCCGATCTCAAGAAGATCGAAGTGCAGCTGGAGCTGAAGAACTCCATGAACGAGGACCGCATCGTGCGGCTCGAGAAGCACGTACACGACATCCGCAACTCCCTGCAGGCCCTAACCCTGGGTCTTGCACGAAAGGGGCTTGACGATGAGCACCCCAAGTAAAGACGACAAGTCGAACGAGATCTGGCACCTGACGGCAGATGCCATCATCGACGCCATGAAGGACCCAGACCGGGTGTCCCCCGGCTGGGCCCAGGCAGGTCTCCGCTTCCTGAAGGACAATGGTGTCCAGGCAATGGACATCCCCAACGGGAAGCTGGAGAAGATGCGAGAAATCCTCCCTTTCAAGAAAGTCTCCTAAATGCGAAATCAAACAATCTTTTCAAGCACCAGCCTGGTTGGTGGCGCCGGTCCGAACACTGGTTCATCGGTTGCCGTTAAGCCTGCCACCAATCCGCAGAGCGTGATGATTCCCGTCGAGATCAGCTGCAACAGCACTACTCCTGTGATCACTGTTCAGGGCAAGCTGACTGAAGCCGCGGCTTGGTCAGACCTGACCTCGACCGTCTCGGGTACCATCCAGCTGATTCCTCGCTGCCACTTCTACCGCGTCAGCTACGCAAACGCTGTCGGTGGAGAGTCCCTTACCGTAACGGTGGCACTCCTATGAGCGTCATCGCCGCCATTCAATACGCGCTGTTCAAGAATCCGAACTCTCCCGTGTTTGGCGGCACCGACGCAGCTCGCTGTACTGCAGCGATCCGTCTTCCAAACAACCACGGGTGGGCTGACAAGGGCTGGTGGGCGGAGACCTGGTCTGACTGGTCGTTCGCGAGTCCAACAGCCGCCGCTATTCCAGGCGGAAGCATCCAGTATATAGCTGGAACTGGCTTCGAGGTCTGGGGTGGAGATTACACCGGAGGCGGTGGACGAAACGATGTGAACGGTCGTTCCTCGATCAGAGACAACGGCAATAGGACGGCTCCCTTCAGCAACCTGCCTGGAATCAGGGAACCCCAGCTGTACGGAACCCTGATGGAGTGCCGCGTTCGCGTCCCATCCACCTCGACCGAGTGTCTGTACTTCTTGGGCCTGGCAAGAGGCCACGCCACGACCATCACGCTTGATGGATACGAGCGCATATTTGGAGTCGTGGCCACGGCAGGTACAAACAGCTGGCGCGCAGTTGTGATGCGTAACAACAGTCCCAGCGATGGTATTACCCCGGCGGTGATCACCAAGGATACCAGCCTCAGCCTGACAGCCAGCACGTTTACCAACTTCGTGATGGAGATTTCCGGTGGCGGTGAGTCGGCTCGTTGGAGGGCCAGCACCGGAGCCTGGACCAACAACAAGATCCCAGTCGTAGCCACTGCCTCCAAGGCCGAGCTTCACAGCCGACCCAGAGAAGGCAACGTGGTCTGGGGTGCAGAGACCCGCGAGACAGCCGCTGTTCCGGCTACCCCTGGCTACATGCGAGTGACCCGAATGTCGGTCCATGCCTGGCGCCCTGGGTTTGTGGCTACCCGTCCTGTCTTCAGAAAGAACTGACTGATCCCGGGGGCCGAAAGGCCCCTGGATCGTTTCTAAGGCCCCTAGGAGCCCCGCTGAGGCGTTCTGTGCCTCAGGGGGTATCTCCGGAGGGGTAGACCCTCCGAGGTCTGTAATGCGATTTTCCCGGTAAGGCGAATACCCCATGGTAGATAACGAATACACCTTGATGCTGAAGTCCGACTTCCGGAACTTCGCCTTCAGGGCATGGCAGGTCCTGGGACTCCCGGAGCCTGCGGCTGTCCAGTACGACATCTGCGACTTCCTTCAGAACGGCCCGAAGCGACGGATGATCCAGGCCATGCGTGGTGCTGGTAAGTCGTACCTGACGGCTACCTACACGGCATGGCGCCTGTACTGCAACCCCGATACCACCATCCTGTGCGTGTCGGCTGTCCAAACCCGTGCCCGAGAGTTCATCCTGCTGGTTCGGCGCCTGCTGGACAGCATGGAGGAGCTGGAGCACTTGCGACCCGGGGAATGGGATCGGGACGGTGCAGACCGGTTCGACGTCGGCTGTAGGACCACCCCCAGTAAGAACCCCTCGGTGGCGGCCTACGGCATCAAGAGCATGATCACCGGTACCCACGTGGACGTGATCATCAACGACGACGTCGAGATCGTGGACAACTCGAGGACCGTGGAGGCACGGGATACCCTGATGCACCGCCTGCGGGAGTTCGAGAACGTCCTCAACCCGGGTGGAGACATCATCTACCTGGGTACCCCCCAGACCGAGGACTCGGTGTACAACCGCCTTGCGGAGCACTACGAGTGCCGCCGGTGGCCTGCACGGTATCCCAACCCTGCGGACGACCGTCAGATGATCCGCCTGGCTCCCATGCTGCTGGACCATCTGGAGGCAGAGACCGTCAAGCCCGGGGATCCCACCTACCCGACGTACTATCCGGACGACCTGCTGATCGAACGAGAGGCCATCATGGGCCCGTCCATGTTCGCCCTGCAGATGCTGCTGGATACGACCCTCAGCGATGCCGACCGGTATCCGCTCAGGCTGTCCAGCTTCATCGTCTGGGACATGGCGACCAACATGGCTCCCATGAACGTGGTGTGGGGTACGACCTCACCTGCGAACATCGAGTGCGCAGGCCTGGCTGGAGACAGGTGGTACAACGCCGTCTACATGGACCAGAGGTGGGCGGAGTACGAGAACTCCATCATGTACATCGACCCGGCAGGCCGTGGCGAGGACCAGACGGGGTATTGCGTGGCCCGTCTCCTGAACGGCATCATCCACATCCCGGAGTGCGACGGACTGGAGGGAGGTCACTCGGACGACACCCTTGCCAAGCTTGCGACCATCGCCGCCCAGTATGGGGTGAAGACGGTCGTCGTAGAAAGCAATTGGGGCGACGGAATGTACGGCAAGCTCCTGCAGCCCCATCTGGCCCGTCTGGCTGGATCGGTGGCTGTGGAGGAGAAGAGGAACAAGGGACAGAAGGAACTGCGGATCATCGACACCCTGGAGCCTGCCATGGCCCAGCACAGGATCTGCGTCTCGACCAAGGTAGCCAGGAACGCTGCCCTGGGAAACCAGGTCTCCAGGATCACCAGGGACAAGGACTCGCTGAGGCACGACGATCAGGTCGAGGCCCTGGCTGGAGCAGTCGGGTGGTACAAGGACATGCTGGCCCTGGATTCAAGTGACCGTGTCGATACCTTGGAGAAGCTCCAGATGGAGAAGGCCGCCAAGGAGTTCGTGAAGGAATGGAACAATCCCAACCCCTCCCGGTTCGTCCTGCCCATCTCGGGTGGGATGTTCTCGAAGGAGGCCAGCAGGGAGTGGCAGGCTAGGTCGACTACGACGAAGAGGTGGGGTATCTCCCGCCTGGGTAGGAAGAAGTAGGGGGGGGGGTATTACCCGACCCATACCAGAGGAGAACGCAGTTCTACTCTGGTATATAGTATCTATAGGTACCATGGGTATCCTATAGGGCTCACATGCGGACTTCCCTCCCCGGGAGTCCCTTGGGGGCGTAGACCGGAAATCGACTGGGGGTCGGATATTCAAGCGGGGGCATGGAGCTCCGCCAGCGGCGCGCTACCCCCCTCTACCCCCCACCCGCTGCCCTCCTGCCCATCCCTCCACCCGTACGCATCCATCCGCCCTCCCGTGGCGGCATGGCGCAGCACCCTGCGGGTCTATAGTCAACGATAGGGCGCTCCATTGACACTCCGTTGGGAGATTGTCAAGGGGCGCCCTCTTTGTCCACAACAGCATCCGTTGACATATCCTCCGCCTATTGTCTACCCTCCCCATTGCGAAGTGACACTAGCCGATGTTGACGATACATGGTCCAAATAACCTTCGACGCTAGGGCACCTAGGATCGTCCGTAAGGCGTTCCGATTCGGACCCGCCCTAGCCCCTACCCTACCTAGCCGAAGTCTGTAATGCGATCCTAGCGCATTTCCACTATCGCCCATGCCGTTGAAGATATGGCGTCCGTTAGGGTATCTGTACGGTATCTGTTAGGGGAACGCTCCTCTCTATATAGGAGTCGCCTCGCTAGGACCGATAACGCGATTTGTGCAAATCTGTGACTTTAGTGGAGTAGAGAGGTTGACCTAGCCGAAGTAGTTGCTACCATCGTTTCGGGGCACGCCCCGATCTTTGACAAGTGAACCGCTAGGGATTCCGCCCCATACGGGCAAAGGAACCATGCGAAGAGTCGATAACCCGCAGGATACTGCGGATGCGCCCCGTGCTATGCATCGGGGCTAGCCTAGGATATCGGACCTATTCCGCACTACCGCTAGTAGGTGCGCCCCATGTAGTACAGGGGCGCGCCGAAGGTAGGCGCAAACCCCATGTAGTACGGGGCTAGCGTAGGGTAGGCAATGACCCTAGGTAGGTATTCTCCCTAGCCGACTACGGTCCGCTAGCGAGATTGTAATCCCCATCCGATAACCCTTGCGAATGACTTCGACTATAAACAAGACTTGCACCATTCAACGGAACTAGCAAACCGTTGAACGCAAGCCGATTCAATGCGGAATCGCCCAACAAACCCTATCCGATCCACACGCGAAAGCGTGTGGGTCGGCTTCCCGATTCTCTAGCACGTTCGCTAGCGAATATCGACCGATAGCGACCACTATCGGATAGACACAAACCGTGCTAGGCACGGGAGTTACGAACATGGCAAAGTCGAAGAATGTCGTTTCCGTCAAGTCGCGCGTGCTTGGCTACGTCCCCGCAGCGGGTAACGACGCTACGGGCAATCTCCGCATCGCGGACCGCGCATCGGTCCTCTCTGCCGTCAACGCCGTCAACGCTTGCAAGGCGTGGTCCCGCAAGGGCAAGGAACCGCGCCGCATCGGTGCGGACGGGGCGTTCAACGACTACCCCGCGATGATCGCGGGTGCGTTGCAGGATGCGGGGTCCGTCCTGATTGCGTGCTACGTCGGCATCGCGACGAATCGCCCCGAATACGCATGGGCGCAGCGTGAAACGGTCCGCGTTGGGGATTGCAATCTCTCCCTTCGCGTCGCCCTTGCCGCGTTCCTTGGCGAACCCTGCGGACTCTCTGCCGCTCAGATTCGCAAGGCGTTCGGCGCAACCGTCGTCGGCAAGTGAGCCCATCCCGTCCCGCACCGCAAACACCCCACGCGCCTTCGGGCGTGTGGGGTTTTTTTTGTCTTTACTTTTCCAGCGCCTGTACTGCCGATCGACAGTACAGGCGCGCTTTCGT